CCCGCGTACCGGCCGGCCGGCCCTGATGAAGTACCTGCAGGCGCAGGAAGGCGGGGTGAACGAACTGGCCATGCCGAGGCGTAGAATGCCGGTCACGATGGAGATGGAGCAGTGAACGAAGCGGAGTGCGAGCGCTTGGGCAAGATTCTTTACGAGCGCATGGAGCATCTGGACCCATCCGGATCAGGCCCGGAGATGACGCCGTGGGAATCGATGAGTGACCATGACCGCGAGTTCTACCGTGCCGCTGCGGAAGCAGTAGCGGTTGCCGTGAGCGCGAGTAAACAAAACGTGGAGCCCGCATGAAGTCAAAACCAGCCGCCAAGCCCGCAGCCCCCACCGTCCGCCCCGGCACCCGCGAATACAGGGACGCTCAACGCGCGGAGTTCAACAAGCGCTTCGAGTCGGCGAAGAAGGGGCGCAAGTGAGTATAAGGCCCCTCCGCAACCACATCGCCGTCCGCGCCACCGCGCATCTTCCGACCGACATCATCGCGCTCGCCGGCCCGCAGGACGAATACATGCGCGGCGAGGTAGTCGCAGCAGGGCCGGGAAAGCGCCTGCCGAAAGGCCGCATACGCCCCATGCCAGTGAAGGAAGGCGACACGGTGCTGTTCCGCAAACGCTCGGCGCTCGCGTACTACGACCCGAAGTTCTCACGGGACGTGCTGCTCATCACGGACGATGATGTGCTGGGACTGGCGTCATGACGACGCGGGTCTGGTACGACATCCACAGCGATGCGTCGTGGATGGTTCAGTACACCGAGAGTGATGGTCGCAGAACCGTGGTGCTGCCGGGCGGGGCATATAAGACCCTTGAGCGCAACGAACTGATGCCAACTGAGGCTCGTGTGCAGCTCTACAAACCGCAGGAATTACTTGACGCTCTGCTTGCTGCCGGTGTTCGCCCGAGCAGCAGCGAATGGTCTGTGGGGCACGTAGAGGCATTGGAACATCACGTTGCCTTTGCCGAAAAGGTCGCCACAGCACTGCTGGAGCGCAAGGCGTGACCAGCCTCGCTCGCCGGGTGCGAAAGCAGAAAGAGGGATGGTCCCATAGCGCATGGCTGCTCAATGCGATGGTTGAGCGCATTGGAGCAGGGAATCAGGCAATGAAGCCTCAGCGCGAGAAGCCTTTGCCGTCCTGCCTCATGGCCCGCCCCACGGTATTCGACGTGCTGCGCGAGCGTATCGAGCAGGACGCGCGGATACGGCCCGAGATACGCGCGGCCGTGTTCCTGAAGTCGAGCCAGCTCATTCGTGAGAGAGGGATTACGCAGATATGACGACCATCGCATATGACGGGAAGTCTCTGTGTGCCGACAAGCAACTCACCTCCAGCGGCGTGCGCTACGCGACGACGAAGGCGCACCGACTCAAGGACGGTTCGCTATTCGCGAGTTGTGGGGCGTTGGAGAACAACGCGCACGTCCTGCGCTACTTGAACGGCGAATGTGACAAGCCAACTCTCGAAAAGGATGACGATTTTGACGGCATCCTCGTGAGGCCAGACGGCTCGGCGTGGCTACTCAATCGAAAGCTTCACGAAGTCCGCATCGAGAGCCCGTACTTCTCCACCGGCTCAGGCCGTGACTTCGCGCTACTCGCCATGCGCATGGGCAAGTCGGCACGCGAGGCCGTCGAACTCGCCGCTGAACTGGATATCTGGACTGGCATGGGCATCACTGAGCTGACGCTCGAATCCGAGCCGGCGTTGCGTCTCGTCGATACGTCTATCGCCTGACGCCCGCATAACCCCGGCTGATTTTCAGGCCTTGACGGCGAAAGCTCTCGGGGCCTTTCGCATTCCAATGGATGCCGATGGGTTGCCGCAGCTTCGACGCGAGTCCCGCAAGGGACCCTAAGAGGCCCGCCCATCGGCTTCCTCCCTGGTCTTTTCGTATTCGCTCGCACTGGCGTTCAGTGCATCACCTGAGTAAAGTATGTCCAACGAAATCGCTTCAGTCCCAGCGCAAGCGGACTCGGCCTCACCAGCCGCAGAAGTCTCCCCGACTCCTGAAACGGTGACTTCGGGCGCCCCACCGACTGAGGGCACATCCGCCGAGACTCCTGCCGGCGAAAGGCCACGTGCCCAGGAGCGCATCGAGGAACTGGCAGCGCAGAACAAGGCCCTACGCGAGTACGGCGAGTTCTTCCGTCAGCGCTTCGAGGAATCACAGCGACAGCCAGCCGCCGCCGCGCCCGTTCAGGAGCAACCTGATCCGGAGCCCGACGCAGACAGCTTTGACGACCCGAAGGCGTACACGAAGGCTTACTCCGCGTGGACGCACAAACGGAGCGCCAAAGAAGTCGCCTCGGCCATCGAGCAGGCGCGGAGTGAGGGCAAGGCTGCCGGTGAGAAGGCTTTCGCCAAGGCGCGAGAAGAAGAGCGCCTGCGTGGAATGAACGATCAGTTTGCGGTTCGCAGTCAGCAGTTCGCGGATAAAAACCCGGACTACCTGACGGTGATCAGCAACCCGGCGCTCACGTTCATGAATGGCGAATTCTTGGAAGTAATCAAGTCTTCCGAGAAAGGCCCGGAGCTTGCGTTTCACATCGGGAAAGACCCGAAGCTTGTGGCGCGACTGGCGGGTAAGTCGGTTCCTCAGCGATTGACAGAACTCGGCCGCATCGAAGCCGATCTCTCGCGTCCAGCTCCTCCCCCGAAAGTCACCGCTGCGCCGGCCCCGCCGACGCCAATCGGCGGTGGAGCGGGCGGACAGGTAGATCCGTCGAAACTCTCCACTGACGAATGGATCGCATGGCGAACCAAGGACATCCAGTCCAAACGCCAAGCTCGTTAGGGGATGCGCAGTTCGATTAGGAGCTGCACGTGGCCAATACCACACTTACTGTTGATGAGGTCACCCGCGAGTCCCAGCGGGTTCTGCATGGGAAACTGCGCTTTGTAGGCTCGATCAACCGAGGCTACGACAACCAATACGCCCAGGAAGGCGCGAAGATTGGTGAAACGCTGCGTATTCGTCTGCCGAATCAGTATGTGATTCGCGAAGGGCGAGCGATCAGCGTTCAGGACAACGTCGAGCGCTACGTCAATTTCACGATCAGCAATCAGGCTGGCGTGGACATCAATTTCACCTCCAGTGAATTGACGATGTCGCTCGACGACTTCTCCGGCCGCATCATCACGCCAGCCATGGCAACCGTTGCGGCGTACGTCGAATCGACGACCTGGAGAGCGCGTTACAAGGATATCTACAACCTCGTTGATCAGGATGCGACGGCGCCCACGCTGCGCACCGTCCTGCTTGGCAAGCAGAAGCTGGATGACAACCTCGCGCCGGAAGACGAACAGCGGACCTGCCTGCTGTCTACAGGCCATCAGGTCGGCCTGATCGACAACATCAAGGGACTGTTCAACCCAACAGATACGCTGGCGAAGCAGTACCGGGAAGGGCGCATGGGCACGTCAGCCCTGTTCGACTTCTTCCAGTCCACGCACGTGCTGGATCACACAACCGGCACCGCAGTGAAAGGCGACACGCTCTATAACGTGAATGGTGCGAATCAGACCGGCGCATCGCTCACGGTGAACACGGGGACGACTACGTTCCTCAAGGGCGACGTGATCACGATTGCCGGCTGTAACCGCGTGCATCCGGAGACGAAGGTCGATACGGGCCAACTCCAGCAGTTCGTCGTCACGGCCGACTCTGGCGCGAGTGCGACCACGCTTGCGATTTCGCCGTCCATCTCGATTACTGGAGGTACGCAGAACGTCACTGGCGCTCCGACAAACGGCGGAGCAATCTCGAAGCTCGGAGCGGGCAACGGAGAGTTGCTCAACTCGTCGATGGGGTATCACAAGGATGCTTTCGCCTTCGGTACCGCCGATCTCATCATGCCCGAGGGCGTGCACTTCGCGGCTCGTGAGGTATACGACGGCATCAGTCTTCGCATCGTGCGTGCGTACGACATCAACAACGATCAGTTCCCGTGTCGTTCCGACATCCTCTTCGGTAGCACGACCCTTCGGGCACAGCTTGCTTCGCGCCTGCACGCAGACGGCTAAGGAGATATCACCATGACGATTCAGAAAGTTGATGACGGCAATTCGGATGGCGTCCAGTTCAACAACACGAAAGTTGGTTTTTTCGGCGCGACGCCTGTGGCACGGCCCAGCGTTACCTGGCCGAACACTGCAACCGCGACAACCGCGCTCAATGAGGCCAAGGCGAACCGCATCATGGCGGCCCTCGTCTCGCTGGGTCTCATTGTCACCACGTGAGGATGCCGATATGCCAACTGAGGAAACCTTCGGCGTAGCAACCTCTCACGTGAAAGCCGACGTGCTCCAGCATAGAAGCGGCGGAACTGCTGGCTTTTTCGGCACGACTCCGATCACGCGGCCGAGTGTGACATGGCCCAACACGGGGACAGCCACCACGACCCTGAACGAGGCGAAGGTCAACAGGATCATGGCTGCCCTGGTAAGCCTCGGGCTTATCGTAACCACCTAGAAAGGATGGGGCGCGGGGAAACTCGCGCCCTTTAAATTTGAGCAATCATTTCTACGATGAAGGCGAGCCGGCACGTGGGCAGAAGGTTCTGCTTGCCACGCCAGCTTATGGCACTACTTCAGCGGCCTATACGTTTTCCATCGCACGAAGTCGCGAAGCGCTGCATGCCGCCGGCATTCAGAGCGCTTACTTGATCTTGCAGGGGAACTGCCACGTAGACGACGGGCGTAACTCAATCGTTCGAGATTTCCTTGAGTCCGACTGCACGGATCTTGTTTTTCTCGACGCAGACGTGGATTGGGAGCCGACAACTCTCGTGCATCTCTGCCAGCGCGATCTCGATATCGTTGGTGGCGTGTATCCGTTTCGCCGCGAGGGCGGGGAGAACATGCCGGTACGGCTCATGGCGGGAGCGACGGAACGCGATGGACTACTCGAAGTCGAGGGCCTGCCCACCGGCTTCGTGAAGATCAAGCGGCACGTGCTTGAGAAGATGGCGGCTATCCGTCCATGGTACTTCGACAAGATCTACCCGACGCATCTGGTATTCGATCGTCCGGACCCAGATGCAGAGCACACGAGATGGGGCGGTGACATCGATTTCTGCAATCGCTGGCGCGCGATGGGCGGCAAGCTCTACGCGGACTGTGATATGCGCCTCGGGCATACAGCGACGGTCGTGTTGCGCGACAGTCTGGGAGCGAGCCTTCGCAGGCTATCAGGTACCACGCTAGCGCACGTGATTCCGAAGATTCGGGCGTGCGTCGAAACGGAAACAGACTACAGCGAGTTATTCCGCTATGTGGGGACCAATTATGCGGTGGATGCGGGCGTACTCGCGCTTCTGACCGGCGTTGCGCGCAAGTGCCGCGGTCCAATCATCGAGACCGGTTCGGGCCTTTCCAGTGTAGTGATGGCGGCGGCGACATCCGAAACGGTGTACTCGCTTGAGCACATCGATCATTACGCCGCGCAAACACACGCATGGGCAGAAGAAGCGAGCATTGCTGGCAATCTCGGCATTTGCTGCGCCCCTCTCAATGACTTCTGGTACGACCTTGATAAGTTTGCGCTGCCAAATAAGTTTGCGCTCGGATTCTGCGACGGACCGCCGAGAATGTACGGCACCCGCCTGAAGTTTTTCGACTTGCTCGCGTCACGCTGCTCTGTGATCGTCGCGGACGACATCAAGTCCGATAACAACTACGCACGTGCGGTGCATGAATGGGCGCACGCCAATGGGCGCACGGTGACGATTCTTGGTCGTGCCGCATTGATCGCGCCAGAATCGCTCTGGCAGAAGGCCGCCTGACATGGCTACGCCCACTGCACAAACCGCGTCCCAGATCATCACGGATGCGCTCGTATCGCTCAACGTCATCCGCGAGGGCCAGACGCCAAGCGCGGAACAGCAGGCGCAGGCGATCCGTCGCATGAATCAGATGATGGCGCTGTGGGAAGCGGACGGACGCGCGCTCGGCTACATCCCCATCGGCACCGTGACGGATGTGCTGACCGTGCCGGATGGGGCGCTGATGGGCATCTGGACGAGTCTTGCGATCCTCATGGCGCCACTTTACGGAGCGACGGTTTCCGCAGAGCTTGCCGAGATGAACCGGCAGGGGATGGCGGTGGTGGACAAGATCACCGCCAAAGAAGTGCTGATGGAGCTTGACGTGCCGACGCCGTCAGGTCGCGAAGTGTTCAACATCGAGTCGGGTTGATGGCTGGGCTGCCGCTTCCTTTTCACTCGTATCGATTGCGGTCCACGCACGCGAGTTCCGCACGCATCGTCAACTGTTTCCCTGAGAAACTTCCAGAAGGCGCGAAAACGCCCTATGCGCTGGTACGCGCGCCCGGGATTGCTGCGTGGACCACGGTCGGCACTGGGCCGATCACGGCCATGCATGCCGCGCTGGGCTATCTATGGGTGGTATCGGGCTCAAAACTCTATCGGGTTGATAGCAACAAGACTGCCACGGAAATCGGGAGCATTGGAGCTCCGGGTCGAATCGATATCGACAACAACATCACGACAATCGTCGTGGTGAATTCCCCGAGCGCCTACTACTACGATACGAGCACCAGCACGTTCGGGCAGATTACGGATGTGGATTTCACGTCGCGCGGTGCCACTGATGTGGAGTTTGTCGACAACTTTCTGCTATTCGTCGAGCCTGATTCCGGCCGTTTCTTCGGCGCGGATGTCGGAACGGCAACGAGCTTCAACGCGCTCAACTTCGCCACAGCGGAAGGCTCGCCGGATAATCTCGTGGGCATCAAGGTCGATCACCGTCAGATAATTCTGCTGGGCAAGACGAGCACGGAAATATGGGAGTTGACCGGCGGCGCCGGGTTTCCCTTCGCGCGAGCAGCCAATGGCTACATTGAGCAGGGCTGCTTCAACGGCCGAACCGCCGCGAAACTCGACAACACGGTGTTCTGGCTTGCGCAGGATTATACCGTCCGAGCCTTGCGCGGGACTACGCCCGAGCGCGTGAGTCAGGCCGGTATCGAGCAGGCGTTGGGTAGCGTCACCATCGCATCCGGGGTGGGCTGGTCCTATGCGCAGGAAGGGCACATCTTCTACGTGCTCACTTTCCCGGAAGGCACGTTCATTTACGATGCCACGGCGAAAGAATGGCATGAACGCGAAACCTACGGCTATCCCTACTGGCTTGCGTGGAGTCATGCCCAGTTCGCCGGATTGGAACTCGTAGGTGATGTATCCAGCAACCGCATCGGCTATCTCTCTCCGCTCGTGTACGACGACTGGGGCACGACTCAGCGCATGGAGTGGACCTATCAGGCTGTGTATGCGCAGGGTCTCAGGGCCTTTCACGAGCGGCTGGAAGTTGTCATGGAGACCGGCGTCGGCCTCATCTCAGGGCAGGGCTCCGACCCTGAAATCATGATGGAAGTCTCAGACGATGGCGGCAAGACGTTCGAGTCATTGTCGAACCGCAAGCTCGGGAAGATGGGCGAGTATCAGCACCAAGTGTACTGGCAGCAGCTGGGCAGTTCCTACCAGCGCGTGTATCGCGGGGCGATCAGCGATCCGGTGCGCGCCGTACTGACCGATACGCAACTTGAGGCGCGCGGCGCGAAGCCCTTCAACCGCATGAGGGCGGCGTGAGCATTCGCCGAACTTTCCCAGCCGTTCCGGTGGATCAGCGCGAGTGGATGCGGTTTTTATCCGGCCTGTTCTTCGCCCGCGAGTTCACGACGATTCTCGGAGGCTGCACAACATCGCCCAGCGGGACGGTTCGTTACACCGTCAGTGCTGGCATCGTGTGTATGAGCATTCCGGATCTGTCAGGCACGTCAGATTCGACGCTTGCATTTCTGGACAATCTCCCGCCCGAAATCACGCCCGCACACGACCAATCGTGCATGGCGAGAATCATCAACAACGGTGTGACCGCAGTGGGCCTCGTGAATGTGGGCATAGATACCGGCATCACGCTCTACAAGGATCTGGATGCGGGAGCGTTCACGAACGTCGGCACGAAGGGCGTGAAGTTTACCAACATCGTTTACCCGCTCGATTGAAGAATGATCACCATCATCGACAACTTCACGCCATACATCGCTGAGGCGCGCGCAAGTGCGCTGGCCAGCGGTTTCGGCACATGGAAGCCGAATACAGGCGAGGTCGGCTCGTCTGTCTACGAAGGCATGAACTTCTGGGGCAAGCACTCGCTGTTGCTTCACGCGCTCGCGCATCGGGTGGGTTGCCCGGTGTATCCGAACAGCATGTTCTTTCGGGTGACCAATGAGACCACGGAAGGCGCCTATGTACACAGCGACCGGGAAGCCGGCGACTTCACGTGTGTTGTGTATCTGTCGGAGCACGGCGAGCGCACGGGAACGGGATTTTACCGACACCGCGAGACCGGCATGACTCACATGCCTTCGTTTGCGGAACTCGCGCAAGACCAAGCCTCATTTGACCGGCTCAAGAAGCAGATGGTCGAAGGCTCTGACGAGCACTGGGAATTGCTCGACTTTGTGCATGGATGCTTCAACCGAGCGGTGATCTTCGACGCGCCTCGCTTTCACGCGCGCTCGCCCCGGCATGGGATCGCTGAGACAGCAGAAGCTGGGCGAATGGTATGGGTCTGTCATTTCGTGACGCAGTTGGCAGGTATCAACAATGGCTGAGATATGGAGCGCGGTAATTGTTGGTGGCGCCGCTATTGCTGGCGGAGTCCTTTCCTCACAAGGCGCGAAGAAAGCCGCCAACACCGCAGCCGGCGCATCTGATGCGGCCATTGCCGAGCAGCGACGCCAGTTCGATACGATGCTGGGCCTCACCGCCAATCAGCGCGGTATCGGCAATCAGGCGCTGAATGCGCTCGGGAGCGTCTACGGCTATCAGCCGACCCCGATGGGATTGCCCGGCCCAACTGGCACGCCGTATCAGGCGCAGCCAATTCAGGATGGGGGCTTCTTCAACACCGGGGCCGGTGCGGCGCTCAATCCCTGGACCGTCACATCGAAACTCGGTGGGGCTGGGAAGATTCTCGATCCTGCCGGCGGACTGCTCGGCAACCTCTTCGGTGGGGGGCACGGAGATGAGAAGCGCAACCTCAAGGCGTTCACGCAAGAGAATCAGATCTATGATCTTGGTAACGGCATGCTCGCGCTTGCTGATGGAACGACGTTTCGAGAATCCCAGCTGCAGGATGTCGCGGGCGCATGGTACGGCGCGACCTATGCTCCGGATGGAGACCAAAGCGGCTGGCAGTCCAAGTACGGCGCGCTGATCCAGAAGCCTCAGGCGAATGTCGGGCAGGCAGGCGGCGGCCTGACGTCCGATGGCGTGCCGCAAGGCATGTCCGTTGGCCCCGGAGGCGCTCCGCAGGGCGCGCCCAACTACAGCAACTTCTTTGCCTCCCCGGACTACCAGTTTCGCTTAGGCGAAGGGCTCAATGCCGTGCAGAACAGCGCGGCCGCTCGTGGCGGGCTGTATTCCGGTAATGCCCTTCGCGGCATCACCGAATACGGACAGGGACTCGCGGCTGGTGAATTCGGCAACTGGTTCAACCGCAATGCCGCTCTGGCTGGAATCGGCCAGGCCGCAACTCAGCAGGCCGGACAAGGCGCGATGGCGACCGGCGCGAACGTGGGCAACCTGCTCATCGGTCAGGGTGATGCACGTGCATCGGGAATCGTCGGTCAGACGAATGCGCTAACGGGCACGCTCAACCAACTCGCCATGCTCTACGGCTCGGGCGGGTTCGGCGGGTTCAGACCGAACGGCCTGATGAGTACCGGTTACGGCGTTCCTTACGGCGGGAGGCTCGCGTAATGGCGAACGAAATCGCTCCTTCAAATCCGGTCGGCGCGTTCCTGCAGGGACGCCAACTTGCTCAGGGCCAGCGGGACGCCGAGCAGCAAAACCAGTTGCGGCAGATGCAGATTCAGCAGCAACAGGAAGCGCAGTCACGCGATGCGCAGTTTCGCCAAGCGCTGCCCGCTTATCTGGAAGGCGGAACGAATGGCCTCGCCGCGCTCTATGCAGCAGACCCCGAACGCGCGATGCAGGCCCAGCAGTTTCAGACGCAGCAGAATCAACTCGCGCAGGCCCAGCAAGCCACAAAGGCAAAGCAGGCCCACGCACAGGCGCAAGGCGTGCTGAATTCCGAAGCGCCCGCACCCTACCTGCGCATGCTCATTCCGGACGCCGCGAAACAGTGGACTGCACACACCGGCAAGAGCGCGGAGGAAATGACAGATGAGGAGGCGCTGACGCTCGCAAAGCAGGTGTCGGCCGTGGCCGGAGCGCAGGCAGGAATTCTTCCGCAACAAGGTGAAGGTTTCACGCTCGGCGAAGGCCAGACGCGCTTCACTGCGGGCGGCAAGCCCTTTGCATCGGTGGCGAAAGTCCCTTCCGCAGAGGAGGCGGGCAAGCGTGAGCAGACCATTTTCGAGCGCGCCAATACGCTGCGCGATGAATACGACACGCAGAGCAAGGACTTCACAACGGCAACGCAGGCGTACCAACGCGTGTTGAGTTCCGCAAAAGACCCCTCTGCTGCCGGGGATTTGGCGTTGATTTTCTCATACATGCGCACGCTCGATCCCTCTTCGAGCGTCAAAGAGGGAGAGTTCGCCAATGCGCAGAACGCTGGGAGTGTTCCGGCAAGGATTTATGCGCAATACAACAAGGTTTTGAGAGGCGAATTGCTATCGCCAGATCAGCGCAAGGATTTCGTCAGCAAGGCTGGTCAACTCTGGCAGGGACAGAGGGATATCGACCGCAAACGCCGGGGTAAGTATTCGAAGCTTGCCACGCGAGCCGGCGCTGATCCGCTGGACGTGCTGGGCGACGAGATCAACGTGGACATCCCGGCCAATGTGCTCGGTGTTGGACAGAGCACGTCCGTGGGCGGCTTCACTATCAAGCGGAAGAAGTAAGTGGCCACCTATGAAATCACCGGCCCGGATGGCGCGGTGCATGAGATCGAAGGTCCGGAAGGCGCCGATCCGTCACAGATCATCGCGCAGATTTCGGAAGGACAGGCCAAAGACCAGCCTCAAGCGCCACAGCGGACCATTCCGCAGGAAGTGGCGCGGCAGGCTGGATTGGGGGCGAGGGGTGTAGTGGAAGGACTCGCAGGTCTCGCGGCGCTTCCCTCGGATGCACTCTTCGGCGCGATCAATGAAATCTACCGCATGCGTGGAGAGGAAGCGCCGTTTCAACTGGCGTCTGAGTCAATCAGCAAAGGACTGACCGCCGCAGGATTGCCACAGCCAGAAACGGGTACAGAGCGCTTTGCTACACGGGTTGTGGGCGCACTAGGTGGGGCGGGTGGAACAATCGCAATAGGACGCGCGATGATGGGCGCTGCGGCGCCAGCGATCCCGGGCGCGATTCAGAGCATTCCACGCCCGCCGCCAGCAGCGCCGCCTCCATTGGCGCTTGCCACGTCTCCACCGCGTCCGCCGATGACGCAGGCTGTCGGCGAACTGCTCGCGGCCTGGCCAGCAGCGCAAGGGGCTGGCGCGGTGACAGGCTCGACAGCCTCACAGGCTGCCGCCGCACTGGGTGCGCCGCTGCCCATCCAGATCGCCGCTGGCATGGTGGGTGGTGCCGTCCCTGGTGTTGCGGGTTCCATCGCCTCCGCGACAGGCCGCGGTGCTGCTGGTGCGGCTCAGCCATTGACTGAGGGCGGGCGCAGGACGATCGCCGGCCAGGCGCTGCGGTCGGCCGCCACGAATGCGGATGACACCGTTACGCGCCTTGCGCAGTCGGCTGATGACCTTGTGCCTAGCTCACGACCAACGACAGCTCAGGTGGCTCGTGATCCTGGGCTTGCGTACTTCGAGACTCGGTTGCGCGCGTTGGGCGATCCACGTTTTCAGCAGCGCTCAAGCGCGCAGAACGCCGCCCGGCAGGCGCTCGCGGATTCCATTGCGGATGGGGGCATGCCGGAACAGATCGCAGCGCGCGTGGCTCGACGCGAAGTCGTAACAACGAGTCTGCGCCGACAGGCATTCTCGGAAGCTGCTGGCCAGCGAGTACCGACCGAACGCATTGTCGCGGATATCGACAATCTTATGGTGGACCCTGAGAACGCCGGCCGCTCTGTCCAGCAGGCGCTACAGAGCGTGCGGAGCCAAATCGTGCGCGAGGGCGCGCGTGAAGTACAGCCGGACGGAACTGTTGTTCAACAATCCCAGCCGCTGACTGATGCCCGAGCGCTGTATGCGGTGCGTAAAGAAATTAACCGCATCCTTGAGGGTCGCTATGTGGGCGCGGATGAATCGGTCTTGCGCTATGCAGGTGGGCAGCTTGCGCGGGTGCGCGATTCAATCGACGAGGCAATCACTCAGGTCGCTCCAAGTTGGCGTCAGTACCTGACGAAGTACGCCCAACTCTCTCGCCCAATCGAGCGGGCCGAAACGATGCAGGATATTCGCCAGAGAACCGCGCTTGCGGCACCGGATATCGCAACCGGCCGGGACTTCATCTCTCAGCCCAAGTGGCGGCAGGTCGTGGCCCGCGCGATGCCCGAGCTCGAAAGGACGATGACGCGCGGGCAGATCACGAAGCTCAACCGGATCACGGCGGACCTAGACCGGGGAGCGGCGGTGGCGGCAGCCGGAAAATTGCCGGGTTCCGACACTGCGGCGAACCTTGCGCTATCGGGCCAGATATCGGTCGCGAACATCGTCTCGCGCGCATTGGGTACACCGGCAAAGCAGCTTCCGCCCGGCCTTGCCACGGCGGTACGCCCGCTCGCGTTTCTCTACAAGTTGCCGGATGAGAGCGTGCGCCAGTTGCTCGTAGAGGCGGCGCTCGACCCAAGGCTCGCCGAACAACTTTTACGCGAGGGTACTACTGCGAATGTTCGTCGGTTCGTCGATGAGTTCGCGGCAGCGAGTCGTGCCTCCACTGTCGGCGCGGCGTCGGGTGTCGCCGCTCAGCAGGGCGCTCAGGAGGCAGCTCAGTGATGTTTTTTCCTCGACGCGGCCTGAGCATGAAAATTGCCGCAACGATTCCGAGAAACCAAGCCCATGCGGAGGCGCGATCGGTCACTTGGACTGCGTTTTCTGCGCAGCGGCGTCCCAAATCTCAGAGATGTCGTTCATTTCAGCGAGCGCACGTGCGTAGTCCGGATCGCTCACCTTCAGCCGATCCACGCAATTCTGCAAGCCGGCCTTATTCATCGAATCGTCAGCGGTGTTCAGGCGAATGCATGCCTCTGTCTGTTCAAGCGCTTTGCGCTGGCGCACAAGGCTCTCAGCGTTCTCACGCCGTTGCTCATCGAGCGCGGCCTGATGCGCCAGGATTACCTGTTGATCGTCGGCCGCATTCTGTCTCTGCCGTTCGCGCAACTGCTCTTCGAACAACTGATTTTCAAGTCGCGTTTGCTGGGCGCGCAGAGCGAACTCGAAGCCGCGTTGATAGGCGCCAGCGAAGTCTGGCTGCACGATCTGTGGCCTGTAAGACGCGGGTGGCGCAATCCTCGGCTGCTGTGTTGTCGTGCACTGAACGCTATTTGGCGTTCCCGAATAGCAGTCCGTGTACGCCGTCTGTGCGAATGCGGCGGGTGTTACAAGCAGAAGAATCCAGGCTTTCATGGCGAGGCCTTTCCTTGGGGTGCGTATCGCATCCCCCAGCTTCGCACGCGCCCCGCCACTGTACGCAATACTGGATGACGTGATCTATGCCGCAATTGTTGACTCTGCCCTACGCGGTTCCGCTGTCCGCATCAGGCGCGATCCTGCCCGGGAGCAAGCTCAGCTTTTACCAGACCGGCACGAGTACGCCCCAGTCGGTGTACACCAACATCGGTCTCACCGTCGCGCACAGTCAACCCGTGGTCGCCGATGGCGCGGGACGGTTCGCCAAAATCTACCTTGATCCGGGTTTGCCCGATTACCGCATTCTGTTAACTGATTCGGCCGGCGGGGCCCAGCCAGGGTTTCCCATTGACGACGTGCCGAGTGGGCCGGAGGGGATCGCGGCCAAGGCGTTCAAGTTAACCGCGACGGATCGGTCTTCGACTACGAGCATCGCAGACGATCCGGACCTGCTATTTGCCCTGCAGGCTGATGCCACGTATCGCATCGATGTGTCCCTGTTATTTGTTGGCGTGACGACCGGGACGCAGGGTTTCCAGTGGGCCATCGGATATACCGGATCGGTCGCGCTCATCGGTAGT